ACGTTCCCGGAGCCCTCCGGGACGACTCCGAGTGGGAGCAGGGAGCAGGGAACAGGGAGAGGGAAGAAGGATTCCCCACCCCTACCCTCCCCCGGGGGGGAGGGCGGGGGCGAGTCGGCTTCGCCGCAGGACGACACCGCCGCCGAGCCGCTCTCGGTCGGCGAGCGAGCCGCCGCGGCGGTCGTCGCCGAGGCGATCGAGCACGGGCACGTGCGGCTCGATCCCGACGACGAGCAGCGCGGCATCGACCGCGACCTGACCGGCGCGGACTCGGCGAAGCGCGACGCGACGCGGGCCGGCGACGTGAACGCGCTGAACGCCGCCGAGCGCCGGATCGCGGAGCTCGGCCGCCGCCGCCGCGAGCTGGTCGAGGAGCGACGCCGTGCGGCCGCCACGCTGCTCCGCTCGGGCACGTCCGCCGCACGCGCGCTGCTCGAGCGCTGGCAGGCGTCCGACGTCCTCGTCGGCCCGACCGAGCACCGCGTGCCGCTGCGCGTCGCGTGCAAGGCCGCGCGGGACGGTGCCCGTGCCGACGCCCGCGACCGGCGGCGCGACGCGCGGGGCCGCGGAGACGCGGCGTGACGACGGCGCTCGCGCTCGTCGCGACGCGGGCCGTGGAACAGCGCGCCCGGCCCTGCGTCGCGACAGCGGACGGCGAGCACTGCATCGCCGGGCTCCTCCTCGGCGTCGCCTGCTGCGCCGACGGCGCCTGCGCGCTCTGCGAGGCGCACGAGGAGTACATGCGGCGCCTGGGCCGCGCCGAGATCGACGTCGCGCGCGAGTGGGTCCGGAGCCGGGTCGATCGGCGCGACCGCTGCCCCGTGTGCGGCTTCCCGCCGCCCGAGCCGCTCGCCGAGATCCCGCCGCTGCCGCGCCTTGACCGCTCGGACCGCGTCCTCGTCGGCGCGGCACGCTGCCGGTACTGCGACCGCAAGATCCTCGGCACGCGCCGACGCTACTGCGACCGCGAGTGCTGGAACGCCTACGTGGTCTGGACGCGCCGCCTCAGCCGCGAGGTTGCGCGAGTCTGACCCGGCCCGACGCTGGGTCCGTGCCGAGGAGACCTCCCCACGGATGCGCGTCGCCCGGGTGTCCGGAGCTCGTCGAGGGCGGCTCGCGCTGCACCGCCCACGAGCGCGCCCGCCGTGCCGAGATCGACTCGCTGCGGCCGTCGGGCTCGCGCCGCTACCCGCACCGCTGGAGCGGGCCGGGCGGCATCCGGGAGTGGCACCTCAGGCGCGAGACCAAGTGCCGCTTCTGCCAGACGAGCGAGCAGCTCGAGGTCGACCACATCGACGGGGACCGCACGAACCACCGTCCCTCGAACCTGCGCACGCTCTGCCACTCCTGCCACAGCCGCCGCACCGCACGTGACCAGGCCTTCGGCCGCCGCGGGCTCGCGCCCGGGCGCCCCGCACCAGGAGGAGCCCCTCGATGAACCTCTACGCCGTCGCGCTCTCCGACCTCGACCTCGCGTGGAAGACCACGGCGGGCTCCGCGATCCTGGAGTCCGCGCTCGACAGCGAGGCGAAGCCCGAGACGGTCATGGCCGAGCCCGGTGTCGAGGCGTGCGTGCTCGGCGTCGCCGAGGAGATCGCCGAGTCGATCGCGAGCGGGCTCCTCTGCTTCGACCTGCCGCTCTCCGAGCCGCGGCGCGCGCGGGTCTACGCCCGGTCGAAGGGCGAGCGGAAGTGGACGCGGCTTCGCCACCCGACGGACGTGCCCTACGCCTCGGCCGAGTCCCCGGACGTCGGCTCGCCGCGCGTCGACCCGGAGTTCTTCGAGCTCTCGGCCCCGATGGACGACGCGACGCGCGCGGCGCTGCGGGCGTCGCTCGTCGCCGAGGGTTGCCGCGACGCGCTCGTCGTGTGGGCGGAGAAGGACATCCTGCTCGACGGGCACCACCGCCTCGCGATCTGCCGGGAGACGGGCATCGCGTTCGAGGTGAAGCGACTCTCCTTCCCCGACCGCGCGAGCGCGATGGAGTGGTTCATCGCGGCGCAGCGCACGCGCCGTTCGCTCACGCCGCACTGGGCGATGTACTACCTCGGGCGGCAGTACAACGCGGCGAAGCAGACCGGGTTCAAGGTGCGTTCCGGTCAAAGTGACCGGAACGAGACGAGCGCCCGGATCGCGGCCGTCGCCGGCGTCGGCGAGAAGACCGTCCGCCGCGCCGCGGCGTTCGCCGAGGCGATCGACACGCTCGAGGCGGCCGTGCCCCACGCGCGCCGCGCCGTCCTCAACCGCGAGGTGCGTCTCTCGCGCCAGCAAATCGAGCGCGCCGTCGAGGGCGGCGTGCGCACGCTGCGCGAACTGCGCGAGATGGCCGAGCCCGAGGAGCGCGACTACCTCGCAGAGGTCCTGCGCGGCGCGCGCAAGCTCCGCGACGCCATCGAGGCGCTGCGCGTCCACGGCGTCGGCGAGGACGACCGTGCACGGGTCGCGGGCCTCGCGCACGCCGAGCGGAGCGTGCTCTTCGAACTGCCGCTCCTCCTCGACCTCGTGCGCGCCGACGTCGGCCTCGCGGACGAAGTGGCAGAGGCCGACGCCGAGGGGGCCCTCGCCCATGGCTGACGGATCAGCAGGGGGGGAGGGGGGACCTCGAACGCGGGCGGGATCTCGACCCGGACCGGCGCGCGCGTCTCGTGTGCGCGCACGCGAAATAGCGGAGGGGGGGAGTCCCGCCTACCCCGCGCCCGTTCCCGCCGACGTCGCGCCCACGGGCGGCACGTGGCGCTCGCGCATCGTCGGTCGGGGCGATGTCCCTCCCGCCGAGCTCGTCGCGAACCCGCGCAACTGGCGCGGCCACCCGCCCGCGCAGCGCGACGCGCTCGCCGGACTCCTCGACCAGGTCGGCTGGGTGCAGGACGTCGTCGTGAACCGCCGCACCGGGCACCTCGTCGACGGGCACCTCCGCGTCGAACTCGCCCGCGCACGCGGCGAGGCGGCGGTGCCGGTCGTCTTCGTCGATCTCGCCGAGGACGAGGAGGCGCTGGTCCTCGCGTCGCTCGACCCGCTCGCGGCGATGGCGACCGCGGACCCGGAGAAGCTCGCGGAACTCCTGGCGTCGGCGCACGCGAACGACGAGGCGCTCCGCGCGATGCTGACGCAGCTCGGTTCGCGCGCGGGTGCCGCGGCCGCCGGGCTCACCGACCCCGACGAGATCCCCGAGCCGCCCGCGGATCCGGTCTCGCGACCGGGCGATCTCTGTATCCTCGGCGAGCATCGCCTCCTCTGCGGCAGCTCCGCCGTCGCGGCCGACGTTGCGCGGCTCCTCGACGGCGCGACGCCGGGCCTCATGGTCACGGACCCGCCGTACGGGGTCGCCCTCGACATGGAGTGGCGCGACCGCGCGGGGAAGAACGGACTCGGTCCCGCCGAGCCCTCGTACATGCAGCGCGGCGAGGGCCACCAGAACACGACGATCTCGGGCGACGACAAGGCCGACTGGTCGGACGCCTTCGAACTCGTGCCCTCGCTCCGCGTCATCTACGCGTGGCACGCGTCGTCCTTCACGGTCGATGTCGGCGCGGGACTGCGGCGGATCGGCTTCGACCTGCGCCAGATGATCGTGTGGCGGAAGCCGCACTTCGTCCTCTCGCGGACGCACTACCACTACCAGACGGAGCCGTGCTGGTACGCCGTGCGCACGGGTGAGTCGTCGCGGTGGATCGGAACGCGCGACCAGTCGAACCTCTGGGACGCGGCGTCGCCGAAGCAGCTCATGGCCGGGTCGAAGGAGGAGAAGTTCGACCACCCGACGCAGAAGCCCATGGTCTGCATGGAGACGCCCATCGCGAACCACGACTTCCCGGAGGTCTACGAGCCCTTCTGCGGATCCGGCACGACGCTCATCGCGTGCGAGCGGCAGCGCCGCCGGTGCTTCGCGATGGAGCTCGATCCGAAGTACGTCGACGTAATCGTCGCCCGCTGGGAGGCGTTCACCGGGAAGAAGGCGGAGCGTGTCGCCGCGGAGATCGCCGCGTGATGCGCCGCCTCCTCTGCCGCGTGGGATTCCACCGCTGGCAGTACCTTCTCGCCCCGCCGACGTTCCGGAAGGGCGACGACTACGAGCCGGGCATCTGGTGCATCTTCTGTGGCCGGCGCTCACCGCACGGGCCGGGGTCGGTGCTCCGTGGGTAGGGCGCGCGCGCCGGGCGGTGGCCGTCGTCCGAAGCCGACGGCGCTGAAGCTCCTCGCCGGGAACCCGGGGAACCGCCCGCTCAACGCGAACGAGCCCCGGCCGCGTGCCGTCCTCCCGAAGTGCCCGAAGGTGCTCCAGGGCGAGGCGCAGCGCGAGTGGCGGCGGATGAGCCGGAAGCTCTACGACGCGGGCCTTCTCTCCGAGGTCGACGGTGCCGCGCTCACCTCCTACTGCCTCATCTGGGCGCGGCTAGTCGACGCCGAGGAGAAGCTCCGGCAGTTCGGGGCGGTCGTGAAGACCCCGAATGGCTACCTCGCGCACTCGCCCTACCTCGCGATCGCGACGCGCGCGACGGAGCAGCTCGTCCGCATCCTCGTCGAGTTCGGGATGACGCCGTCCTCCCGCTCGCGGATCCACGTTCCGGGCCCGTCCGGCGGCGGAGGAGGCGACCCGCAGTTCGATCGCTTCTTCGGCGGCGATGGCGAGGCGTAGGGCGCCCGACCCCGACGCGACGGCCGCCGCCATCCTCGCGAACGCGAAGGCCCGCGAGCGCTGGCCCGGCGTCTCGATCGCGATCGACGACGCCGGCGGGCGCTATGCCTTCGACGAGGCCGAGGCCACGCGCGCGGTGGAGTTCTTCCCCACGTTCCTGCGGCACCTGAAGGGCGAGTTCGCGGGGCAGCCCTTCCACCTCCTCGACTGGCAGAAGGAACTCCTCATCCGCCCGCTCTTCGGCTGGAAGCGGGTCAGCGACGGGCGCCGGCGCTTCCGCCGCGTGTTCCTGGAGATCGCGAAGAAGAACGGGAAGAGCGGCATGTGCTCGGGTCTCGGGCTCTACCTGCTCCACTGCGACCGGGAGCCCGGTGCTGAGATCGTCGCCGCGGCGGCCGATCGCGAGCAGGCGGGGATCGTCTTCAACGAGGCGCGCGACATGAACGAGACGAGCCCGGCGCTCGCCTCGCGCTCCGAGACGTACCGCAAGGCGATCGTCGTGCCGGCGACGCGGTCATCGTTCAAGGTCGTCTCCAGCGACGTGAAGGGTCGCCACGGCCCGAACATCCACGCGCTCCTCTTCGACGAGTTCCACGCGCAGCCCGACCGCGAGCTCTACGACACGCTCGCGAAGGGCGTCGCCGCGCGCCGCCAGCCGATCGTGGTGCTGATCACGACGGCGGGCGACGACCAGGACTCGGTCTGCTACGAGGAGTACGACTACGCGCGGCGCGTGATGGCGGGCGTCATCGAGGACGAGACCTACCTGCCGATCATCTTCGAGGCGAACGAGGAGGACGACTGGCGCCAGCCCGCGACGTGGGAGAAGGCGAACCCCTCGATCGACGTGACCGTGAAGCGCGACTACCTGGAGGCCGAGTGCCGCGCGGCCGTCGCCGAGCCTCGGAAGCAGAACGCGTTCAAGCGCCTCCACCTCAACGTCTGGACGCGGCAGAGCGAGGTGTGGATCCCGGTCGAGTGGTGGAAGGCGTGCCCGCGGCTCCCCGAGTCGCTCGCGGGGCTGCCCGTCGCCGGCGGGCTCGACCTCTCCAGCACGACGGACCTGACTGCGTTCGTGCTCGCGTTCCGGATGCCGCCGACGCAGGCGGAAGCGCCGAAGGTCGAGGTCGCCGAGATCGACGCGGCCGGGGCACCCGTGAAGAGGGTCCTCTCCGTCAACTACGACCTCGCGATCGTGCCGTACCTCTGGATGCCGGAGGACCGGCTCCACGAGCGCTCGAAGGAGGATGGGATCGACTACGGCGTCTGGGTGCGCGCGGGCCACCTGCGCACGACGCCGGGCTCGGTCGTCGACTACGACTTCATCTTCCGCGCGATCGTCGACGAGATCGCGCCGCGCTGGCGCGTGAAGCAGATCGGCTACGACCCGTGGAACGCGCTGCAGTTCGCGCTACAGCTCGAGAAGGCGGGGTTCGAGCCGGTCGAGGTCCGCCAGGGGCCGCGCACGCTCTCGGCTCCGTGCAAGGTGCTCCACGCGCTGACGAAGGCGCGTCGCGTCCACCACGACGGGAACCAGGCGATGACCTGGTGCGTCGCGAACGCGGCCGTGAAGGAGGACGAGAACGAGAACATCCGACCGGTGAAGACGAACCCGCGGAAGCGGATCGACGGCGTCGTCGCGGCGGTCACCGCGCTTTCGCGGCTCATGGTGCTTCCGGATCGGCCGGCGTCGCCCTACGCGATCCGTGGAGTGCGAGTCGTCGGCTGAACACTCGCACTCCGAGTCGAACGCCTACGTGGCTGCTCGCGAGAAATAGAGCCCCAACTTCAGCTGGAAACTGCGTCGCGAAGCGTCACTCAGCTGAAGCCTCTTCACCTGCAGGACCGCCGGAACCTCCTTGATCCGCAGCGACACGAGATCCGAGAAGTCCGCGACGTATGCCTCCTTCAGGTGGTCTCCGTCGGGTTCGTACAGGTAGGCGTTCAGGTACGACACAGCGCCCTCGCGAGCGGTGGTGACGTCGTTCGCCAAGCGCAACTCCTCGATCGTTGCGGCATCGAAAGTCGAGGACTTCCGGAAGTACGACTTCGCCACAAGCATCAGGCGAGCTAGTGAGAATGACGACGGTGCGATCAGATCGCTGTCACGGCGCGCGCGATGCTGCGTTCCCGAGAGGAGCCGTGCCATGGAGAACGTCTGTCGCTTTTGGGGGTTGAACTCACAACACTGCGAGACGACCACGCCGAACGACGAGTCGCCAGGGACAAGTAGCATTCCGCCCAAGTTCCCCGGGGCCGGGCCAGGCGAGAGTGTCTGAAGCCCCATGGACTGCGCCAGTGAGAAGCGTGGCAGGGGAAGTGGGCCCACGACATCGCCTTGACGCAACGTTGTGAGATCGGGAATGGACTCGTACATGCGAACGACTACCCGCGCCCGTCCCCCATGAGAAACCGCAGCGTCTTGTGATCGACGGGCTCCTCGACGAGAATCAGCACTTCGCCTGACTCAATCTGCTCAATCGTGGGCCCGCCCGACTCGTGCGGCGCCACCACCCCGACGGTCACCCGAGCACTTACGTCTCCCGACTCTCCCGAGGAATCGTCGACGCGGAACTGCGACGCGGCGTTGTCGATGCGTCCCGCGGCCGCTAGCTCTTCGCCCGACCGCGTCGCGATGAGCCCAACCCCGGCCGCTGCGGCTAGTGCGGCGCTCCGCGCAAGCGCGCGCCAAGCATCTGCTCCCGGATCCGGCTGCAGGTCTACAGTGAGCCGGCTGCCCCCCGCAGCAGCGTCGTACCCCTGGAGAGAGTCAGCGTTCGGCTCGGCGGCGTTGACCAGATCACGCATGGGCGAACCTCTGCTTCGCAAGATCCGTGAGCATAGCGAAGAACGCTTGCTCGATGTGCACGTGAGCCCCGTCCAGCCACTTGATCACATGCGGCTGATCGGCAGGCGAGGAGGCGATGTTGGATGACAGTACGAGTTCCCAGATGAGCGCTGGGCGGAGGTTGTGGATCCCCGTCGCGAACATGAGTTCAAGGGCGCCCTGTGGCTCGGTGACTTCGTGGGTCGACACGTACTTGAATTCGCGGGGGGCAGCGTGCTGGACCGTGCCTGCAAACACAGACTTCGGAACGACCAGCGACACGTCCAGTAACTGCTTGAGAAGTACGTCCGCGGCGACGCTCTCTGTGCACTGCGCGTTGATGTAGCGGAGGATCGAGGTATGCAACGGCAAGGCGCTCGCACGGGGGTGGGCAGCGAAGAGCGCTGCGAGCGCGGTGATGCAGTGCCCGCGAAACTCCGACCACCCCGCGTACCCGGACGTCTGGTTTACAGTGAGCACTCCAGGACCGAGTTGAACAAGCGGCCATCCATCGGGGCCACTTCGGAACTGGTGCTGCACGCGGTGTGGGATGAACCCAGGCGGGATGGCCGACGAAGGCAGGCGAACATGGGTCGGGAACCGCTCGCGCACGCGGGCGTACAAGGCCCCGATGAGCAACTCGTAGTCTGGGTCCACGCTCCCCGCGTCAACGCCTGTGCCAGCGCGAGGGCTGCCCCAGCGGAGTTCAAAGATCGCCTCGGCGAGTGGTTTCCCTGGGAGATGGGAGGGGTTCATCGGGGTCTGTGCCTGCGGGTCGGACCGTGCGAGTGTTCGTGCGACATCGGTCTCAGGGGTCTCAGGAACGCTCTCCGCTCAGCGTAGCACAGCGACAAGGCAGGAGGGCGGTTGGCCGGGCCGCGAGTCTCGCATGGCCCCTGCTTGGCCCGTCTCGACATCCGGGGTCGAACGTCGTGTGCCCGCGCTCGCGACGACAAGTGGTTAGGAGTGCGTCAGTGGAACGACCCTGAGCCGCCCGCACACTCGGGCAGATGCCCGCCTCCGCCTCCCGCCGCGGCCTCGCGTCACGCCTCCGCTCGGGCGTCCGCGCGTTCCTCCTCTCCGACGAGCCACCGGAGTGGTTCTGGAAGTCGACGGGCGTTGGGCGGCCCTCGCTCTCGGGCGTCACCGTCACGGACCAGACCGCACTCCGCGTCACCGCGGTGCTCTCCTGCGTGAAGGTGCTTGCCGAGTCGATCTCAACGCTTCCGCTGATGGTCTTCGAGCGGCAGGCGAACGGGGACAAGCGCCCCGCGGCGGAGCACCCGCTCTCGCCGATCCTCCACGCGCTCTGCAACGACGAAGCGACGGCTCAGTCCGTCCGAGAGACCCTCTGCGCGCACGTGCTGCTCCGCGGGAACGCGTACGCGCGCGTCGTCCGTGACGGCGGCGGCGACGTCCGCGAGATCTG